CAACACCTAAGATCTCTACTGTAAAATCTAAACCTTTAGATAATAACTTGTTAGTAGCAGTCTTTCTTTTAGTGTTTTTCACAGCCAAGTTCTTGAACTTGATCTTGCCACCGTGTACTTCACCATTTACTTTGAATGAAGAAGCCGGTTCCGCAAATACACCAATTTGTTTTGCTCTTGACTTGAAGTTTCTTGTGTAAACTACGTATTGAGTTGAGTTTGCCATTGTTGTTTTTTCCTTTTTAGTAGAAGGAAAAAGTGTATTGAACATACTTGTTAGCATATTGTTTCCTTTTCCTTGTTAGTTAATAAACGACACGGAGTTTTATCTGATAAGAGTATTCTCAATGTCATATAAAATATATTTTACACTAACAAGTTGTTTATGTCAACCTTTGAGCAACTGTTTTGGTATTTTTTGTTTTTATCCTGGAAAATGTGAGATTTAAGGTGTCACACATGGGACATTGTATCATTCCCTGCTTCTTTTGTTTGGTAAATGATTTGGTATCTGGAAACTGCCCTTCGAATTCTGATTTGCAGTGAGTCTTACATTTTATTGTGTATCTGATCATGTTATTATTTACTATTATATACTTGACCTTTATAATTGTCTACTATAATATAAAACTATGATAAACACAAGCGGATATGTCAAAGGACCAAAGAAGAAAACTTCCCAAGGCACAAGACACAAGAGGATCAAGACTTCCTCTATGAACAAAGCCAAGAAGAGATCCTTCAAGCCCTACAACAGGCAAGGCAACTAATGAGGAATGCAGACCTGATCAAGGGCCTAGCTGTCTCCATAGAAGACCAGGCCAACCAGATAAGAATGCTGTTGGCACAGCAAGGGAACCACGAAGTACAGATAGCAGAGTACAGACAAATAATAAAAGAACTGTCAAAGAAATTAGAGAACTATGAGAAACTGTACGGTACCGTATTCAAGCCTGCTAGGAGTAAGTAATGAAGTTTGGACACTACGCAGACAGAGAGCTACCAGAAAGTGTTGGTTTCCTAAACCGAAGGTCGCATGTTCGAATCATGCCGGGCACACCAATATCACACATTAAGTAGTAGTATGAAAATCAAAATTGTGTACACAGACAACAACTGTATTGATGTTCAATTGAACAACTCCGATGCAATTACAAAATGGTTTAACCATTGTAAAAAAATTAACGACAAGTATGGTTACAGGTGTAATGTCAACCTGTCGGCAATCAAAACAAACAAAGTAAAAAACAACAAACAAGTGCAATTAACAAATACTCACGAGCAAAGAGCAGGAGATGTTTATCAGGTACTGCTAGATACAGTGGCCAAAATAAAAGAAAGCGGCAAGACTTTGCCATTCGTCGTCCCAGATAATTTTACTAATGATCAAAAAATATTAAACGAAGTCCACCGTTACTACACCGACAATGCTGTGCTTACTGACCACAGTTCAGACTTCTTTAAATTAATCTCAACACTGAATTATTGTGTTCATGAATTGGAAGATCTTACAGAGAATACTTCTAACAAAGAGTTTGTTAACAGATTTGATTTGGCAAACTTATGGATATGCTGTAATAGATATCCGTTTCCCATGGACTGCTGGGTAAGTTTTAGTACGGTTGAACAAAAAGAAAACTATAATTTTTTTGATCACGATTACGATCACACAGTCAGACTAGATAGATCTATTTTAGGAAAATGTGTTTTACAGTCATTTGAGGATGACGACGATCCGAATGCGAAGGATTGCACAGGACGTTTGGGATCTTTCGGTGGATTCTTTATAGACGAAAGTAAGGACCGTAAAAAACTATACCAGTCGACTCGTTTCAAAAATTGGTGCACGAAATACAAGAACACCCCGGAGGATTTGCCTTTGGAATTTGTAATAGGCCATGTAAGTCACTCGGACCTGCCACTGGCCGAGTACTCGAAAAAACAATTAAAGAACATGGAATTCATCATATGAAATACGGATACTACGCAGACAGAGAACTACCAGAAAGTGTTGGTATCAACAAGCCGCCACTAATGGATTACAAAACTAATTCTCATGGATACCGTTGTCCGGAATGGGAACCAATGCCGGATGGCAAGAAGAATGTTGTGGTGCTTGGATGCTCACACACATTTGGCCAAGGCAACGCAGACAACGAACACTGGGTACATCATCTATCACAACACAACACTGAAAGACTGAGGTATTGGAATCTAGGACAGCCTGGGTGCAGTGCTGACAAGATCGTGAGGATACTGTATGGCTGTGAAAAATTGATAGATCCACGTATTGTGATTGTGTGTTGGCCGGCATGGAGCCGTAGAGAACGATTGGGCAAGTATGCAGAGAGTCTAACAAGTGACGCAACACAATTATCAGTTGAGAACGATGCTACAGATAAAAACAATTTCCTTAAGAATGTTTTCTTCGTAGAGAAATACGCAGAGCAGAACAACTGTAAGGTGTTTCATTGCTTTGCACAAGACTCATACGAAGAACATATCAAAGACTGCACTGTGTTAGGAGAATACACACTAAAAAACTGTTGGCCTTATTGGGACAAGTTCACAGCAAGGGATCTGCACGCTGAACCCAGCCTTGCCAGTGATGGTGTGCATTATGGTGTTAAGCACCATGAACGTTTTGCTAAACTGTTCTTAGAAAAGTTTAGTGTTAAATTAAAATAAGCATTTAAGAATTCATAAGGCCAAACATCACAGCATCTTTGCGTCTACGGAACTTGACGTGTTCGTGGTCCACTATGTGTACATGTAAAGGTCCACCATACTTCTTGATGAGGTCCTCGCCGTTGATGGGATATATGGTTATCCTCTCGTGGTCCGGTAACTTGATCTTGTAGCCAAAGAACATGGGCCACCAGTGTAAGGGATTGAGGGAATCGAACTTCTCTGACATCACCAACAGGAACAAGAAAGGTACGATGGTGAGTGGTTCGAGCCACCAGATGATGGCATCGAGGGTAAGCCAGTCTATCAAGTGTACTACCCCCGTCCACCCTCCCCATATGGTGAACAGTATGCCCAACACGGGCCAGAACTCTTCGTCCAGGCTGTCTATGTCATGATCATGATGTGAGTACATACGATGTTGCTGTTGCCTACTCAGTTTCATTAAAGTATTTAATGTGTCATAGCACTATTTTGAATATTTCCAGTAGACTTATGCTAGAATTGTGCTACAATAAAGAGTAAATACCTACAATGCAAAAACATACTAGAAGTTTATTAGAAGAATTGAGCTCAATGCCTCTTAAAAGAGACAAGGAAGAGGTAGTGGAGAGCAGGGCCTCACACATACTGGAGTCGACAATAAGACTGATCACCTACATCAGGGAGAACTTCGATCAGGAGACAGCATTCAAACTGGAGAAGAAGTTCAACTCAGCGATCAAGAACATGGACGCAAGTAAGTTCTCTAGGGGTGTCGCTCGTATCAAAGAGAACCAAGACATCAAGGACAACGTACTCAAAATCAAAGACGGCGAATACCGAGAGGATTAATCATGTTGATAGAAGATGTCCTTACAGAATTCAAAAGGACTCACCTGGAACACATAGAGGACATCATAATAACTGATGGCTACGTGGGTGGACAGGCAGTATTAGAATACTTCAGGGGACTACTACTGACACTGAAAGGCACAAGCTCGGAGGCCATGAGTGTGTCGGTCAAGTGGGACGGAGCACCTGCTGTGGTGTGTGGTACAAATCCAGACAACGGACAGTTCTTCGTGGGAACCAAGTCGGTGTTCGCACAGGCGGCCAAGATAAACTACACAAAAAAAGACATAGCACGGAATCACGGCACAGACGAACTGGGACAGAAACTGTTGAAGTGCCTGGTGCATCTAAAGAAATTGAACATACAAGGTGTGGTGCAGGGTGACCTATTGTACACAGATGAGGACATCACGAGGAAGAACATAGACGGCAAGCCTCACCTGACTTTCACACCCAACACAATAACATACGCAGTGCCAGAGGGGAGTGAACTCTCCAAACAGATAGACAGGGCCAAGGTAGGAATCATATTCCACACAACATATGTAGGTGATACACTGGCCGGCATGAACGCACAGGGTGGAGCAGATGTAAGTTCTTTCGCACAGAGTCCAGATGTGTTCTTTGACAATGCCACGTACAAGGATGTGTCAGGCAGTGCCAAGTTTACAGACGACGAAACAAAACAATTCTATAACAGCATTGAGAAACTAGAAACACTACTGAATGGTGTGCCGAGAGATCTAGCAAGTGTGCTAGGACAGAACAACGACTTCGTTCCCATGTTCCAGATGTACATAAACGCAATGGTGAAACAAGGAAAACTACCAAGCAACGTCAATCAGTTCCTGCAAGGCTTCAAGAAGTTCTACGCAGACAGAATGCAACAGCAGATGTCAGGACTGAAGGCACAGAAGGCCCTGCAGTTGAGACAGGACAAGATCAAACAGATGCCGGTGTTCCTTAACAGGGCCAAGAAACCTTTACAGGCCATGCTTACTTTCTATAAAGCGGTGCAACAAATGAAGATGTTTGTGTTAAAGAAAATGAATCAAGCGATGGCTATAGGATCATTCTCACAGACGGACAGTGGATTAGTGGTAACGGAGCCAGAAGGTTTTGTTGCTGTGGACAAGTCTGGTAATGCTGTGAAGCTAGTGGATAGGTTAGGATTCTCAAGAAGAAACTTGACTGCTGTCAGCAAATTCAAGAAATAGATTCAACGTTTTATTAATTTCTAAACTTAACTTTTCTTTATTGAACATGGTATCATAGTTGTGCTGTCTTAATGCCTTGCTTTGCAAGTATATGTCTTGCCACGGAGCATCACGTAACCTATCACAGACATCAACGATAGTGTTGATCCTTACATCTGGATTTCTATCTAGATCATATGCTTCTTCGAAGTAGTTGTTAAAGGTCTTGAATCCCATCTCCCTCAATTTCTGTAGGTATAGGTAGTTTCCATGAACAACGAAAACGTGTTGTGCCATTATGGGTTTCCATATCTTCTCTGTCATGAATACCTCGTAGTCGTTGTCATTGGTCTCTGACACTATAGAACAAGCGGTATCATTATATGGCTTTTCAAATATGTCTTGGTCCATGCCATACTTTGGATAGTCCTGTGCCCACGGCAGTTCATACGCCGCTGGCAACTTCCTATCAGGCCAATTGGTGTACAAGCTGTTGGACAGTATGTCCTTGCTTGTCAGTTTACTGTATAATTTTACTCTGTGTTGTCTAGGTTGTTTGTTTAGATACAAAAAGTCATATTTTTTATTTGTATGATCAAAAGCGAACCTGTTGTCCTTGTGCTTGTCATACATGTAGAACCAGAACCAACTAGTACCAGCTGTCCACTTGATGTGTTCTAAATCTATTTCCGGATACTGTTTTTGCGAATTGATATTTTCCAATGATTCCCACGGGTTAGCCTTTATAAAAACGAAACCCTGGCTGTGTAACAAATCACAACGTTTCCTCAGTTCTATATAGAATTCTGTATTATCTTTCAATCTGTCATTTTGTATCCTACAATCAAGCATGGCAAACTTCCTGTCATAACTGTCCAGATCATAGTTGTGTAGGGTATAGTACTCCCCTTCCAGATCAAAAGTTTGATCGGCTAAACTATGTAGGTTAATGAACTGTTCCAGCTTGATGTGATCACCGGTCTTCATTACGTCTGTGAGAATAAAGTTTCGTTGCATATGCTCTATAAATACGTGTATGTTAACACCCTTTTTAAAGTATGTATCCGAAGCCAAGGTCATCAGGAGGCATAGTGACTTGGGTAGATTCTCATTCCCAGAAGTCACAGAGAGGATATATCTCAGTTTCCTTGCGTTGACGCTATTGAGATCCATGGATCAAGGTAAAGCATTTACCAAGACATATGCTGACCAGACCATGGCCAAGGGAACCTTTGATCAAGTCCGTATGGTCAACAACGACCTTGCCAACATGCTGGCAATAGTTTCAGGAGACCCAGACATCACAAAGAAACTCAAGAACAAGAACCAAGCACAGGCCATGAGACAGAGACAACCAGTGCCTGTCATGGCAGTCAGGAGATACCTGAGGTCTTTCGACGAGCCATACAAGTTCCTGACACAGTTGGAAAGGGCATTGGGCATCACGGATGCAAATTACAGGAACCTGAGAAGAGCCATAGCCGACTACAGTAATCTGGGAGACAAGACCAAGAAGCAGGTCACAGACAAACTGTTGCAACTGTTGAGGAACAAACTGCCAGGCACGGACATACACAGGCAAATCAAAAGTCTGATCTAATGATAGACGATCCACGTAGTTACTGGGTGCTCTACGGACAGCACACCGAACCAACTTTCCTAGAGGATGCAGGTGGTGGACAAGAACTCCAGAGGGATCACTCACTCGGCTATGTCAAGAGTTGGCGTGGTTGCCTAGACATTGGTAGCAACATAGGACAGTGGACCAGACCACTCGCGGAGAAGTTTGAAAAGGTTTACTGCTTCGAACCAAATCCCAATTTCCGAGAATGCTTCAACAGGAACATCCATCAAAGCAACGTTCAACTGTTTCCGTTTGCTCTATCGGACAGACAGCACATGGCACATCAAGAATTCAACTCCACACAAATCGAAGCAGGCAACGGAGATATAGAGTGTAGGACTTTGGATAGCTTTGAACTTACAAACTTGGACTTTATAAAGATTGACGTCGATGGATCAGAGATACCTCTGTTGAACGGAGCCCTAGAAACATTAGCACAGAACAAACCGGTGTTGAACATAGAGATGAAAAGACGCAAAAGGCCTAGCGTTGTAGAAGGTTGTGAGAATATTCTTAAGAAACTGGGCTACAACTTCATTCAAGCGGTTAAAAGTGACGAAGTTTGGCTCAAAAAGTAATATTACAGCATAATTTACCAAATAGATCTATAAATACTTGCAACTTGATCCCTGAGCGGGATCTTAGTCATTTAAACAGAACAAGGAGGATTTAAAATGGCATACGACAATACACTACCAGCAGGTGGTCCAGCCAACTTTTTAACACCAGACAGAGCTACAGAATCTGAAGGCGTTGCAGTTGACTTTATCACTGTTGATTACATCTCCGACGTTTCAACGGAAGTTACAAACCCTAGAGCGGCGGCAAACACAGGTGCACTACACTTGGCACAAGAAGCTATACAGAACCAGGGTGTTAACATCCTAGGAACTGGTAACCTAAGTAACTCAGACACTGAGCAAACTTACATGGTTAGAAGAGATGCTCTTGACACGATCAGTTCAACAACAACAGTGGCGGCAATCCAGGCGGCAATTAGAGCTCTTAATGCCTTGACACCTGACAAAGTTACAGCGGTAATATCATCTGCAACAGCGGCTGATAGAGACATGGGTGACACGTCTGTTGGCGCATAATAACAATAATAATATAATATAAGGAAAATAATACAATGGCAACAAAAAATAACTTTACATTAAACCAGAACTATGAACTATCTGGACATGAAGTAACAATACTAGCAGTTGACTTTATCAACTCCATGGCGGCTGAAGTAAACGACGCCAGTGACGGTACAGCACTAGGCGGACTAATGCTTGTAAGACATGCATTCGCACAAGAAGGTTTGATGATCTTGTCTGAAGGACCATTAACGAACGGTGGAACAGAGAAAAACTACTTGGTAAGAAAAGACAGCTTAGACACTTTATCAAGCACTACAACAATAGCGGCCTTGCAGGCGAGATTAAGAACACTAGACCAATCTAGTGCTAGTTTCCCTAATATCACGGCAGATATTACAAGTGCGACAGTTACAGAGAAAGAGTTAGCAGTAGCTGTTTAATAGTATAGCATAGGAGATATAGACAATGGCAACAAGTAACAATTCAGGCAACATGGCGAGAAGACAGTCATTCAACGGAAGGGCTTTGACATTTGTTGAAGTGATCTTCGGAGTTGACGTGACCGGTTCTGCTACTACACCTGAAGCAAAAGATTCGACTTTTGACAAAGTGTCAAAAGTTGTAAACAAAAACGGAAACCTTATCGCACAATCATACAGATTAGCGGCTAAGGCTACTGACGACGATGCGGCAGAGGCTGAGACAATCGAAGCCGATGAGTCAATTGACTCGTACCAGTTCATCGTTGAAGGTACACCGGGCCAGTACAACGCGGCGGACAGTGCAGGAGATGTGAACATGGACATCGATGCAACAGTTTTAGCGGCGGCTGAGGCTGACCTAGAAACTGACATACTAGAGGCAATCAACGTTGGTGACTCAGCGAGAATCGTTCATGTGAAAATGAGAACGCTTCTACCTGAAGGACACGCAAACGGAGACGCTAACAGTTTCATCGGAATGTTTGACCAAAGGGGTGATGCGTAAGCATAGCCATTAGTCACACAGACTGGATTACCAAAGGGGCGGTGCTTAATTGTATCGCCCTTTTTCTACGACTTAAATAGACGCTATGCACACTTTCATGATGCACACCCTGGTAGACATATCCAAGAACGGTAATCTCAGGAACACCTTCCCGTTCGAGACACCCGCGGGAGATGTGATAGAAGACAAGGCAACACTGAGGATAGCGAGGGACCAGGAGAGCAACTTCAACACCATGATACAGATGTTACAGATAAGGGCTAACATCACATGGGAGGAAGATCCTGTGAGATTCACACACGACCTGTCAATGACCAAGTTTGGCAGTTACTACGAGGGACACAACACATCGTGGCACTTCACTTTCTTCACAGAGCAGACGGACGTGTTTGGGAATCAACACAACCCCACGGAGCAACTGAAGGAGGACTTCAACCTTGTGCCTGTGCTGACAGAATGCAAGAATACCGCACACTTCCCCATACACACCTTCGTCACAAAGGACCTGCAACAGCCGGCGCTGAACACACCGACCAAGGAACAGAAGGTGTTAAACGCACTTTCGGGAGATATAATAAACACATACTTTACGTATGGCGGCTGGCAGAATAAATAACAGTATACATTTAGGCACAAGACCAAAAACTTTTAAGGCACACACAGGCAATGCGACAGGCACAATTCCAGGCTATAAGTCAAGAGATCAGAGAGATCAAACAGGAATTAAGAGAATACATAATATTGATGAGCACAACAGAACTAGAGAAACAGAACCTGGAAGCACACGTGGACCTTTGTTCAGAGAGATACAAGGGATTGCACGACAGGCTTTCGGCGATCGAAGTTCGTCTGGGCAAGATGAACGAGGACATGCTGGCAGGACAGAAATCATCGAAGACAACAATAATCATGACAGCAGGCACAGTGATAGCAGGACTACTTTCGACCATGGTGGTTCTCTTGATCAAGATGCCCATCTAACAAATTAGATTACCAATCACAATATACAATGTTCGTACAGATAGCACCACACGTGAGAGTATTCCTGACAAAGGAACAGGTGGCATTCGTGCAGAAATACCAACACAAAGAATCATTTACAGACAGGTCACTGACCCCGGAGGAGGCATACGTCGCCCGGGTGCTTAGTGACAAGGCCATATTCGTCAGGAAGAAACTTGATGACGGCATGCAATATGCTTTAAATAGGCGTATAAGGTTTGTAAAAAATGTCAAAGAATAAATCAGAACTGGTAAGACAGATTGAGGCATACGGACTCAAAGGCAAGCTCGCGGACCTGGCACGCAGAGAGGAATCCAAGAGACCGTTCCATCACCTGCCCAAACAGTTCTCCAAAGGTATCCTGATAGGAAACATAGCGATTGTACCCAAGAAGCACACAGGAACGAGATATGTGTATGTGATAGCGGACATGCTGGAGGCGAGGTTGCTACACGAGGACATCAACCTGAAGCAGACTGCAATACTTGTGGCACACCACCTGGCAGATGATAAACCCATACCCACAAACATACTAGAGCTAGACACCAAGTTCGCCTCACAACTGTTTGACATACAGAGTGCCAAACGCATGATCAGGGAGGCACAGAAGGGCAAGGAAGATCTGTCCGAGGATGTGTATTGGGATCGTCTAGACACTGCAAACCACCTAGCGGACGAATGCAAGGGCAGAATACAGCAAATCTTTAATGACACGTTCGGAGCATAGAATATAAATAACAGTATGAACAGCTTAGAATTCACAAAACCAATTACAACAGAATCGTTACTTAAAGAATTTGAATCCAGATTCAACATGACCATGGACCTATCACAGTTCAACGAAGAGGAACTGCATGACTACGCAAATCACGTGAGGACAAAGATACACGAGATCACACAGAACACACACTTCGGACAGGAGTTGACAGACAACAGCTACCAGAAGAGCCAGATGATGTTGGACATCATTAATCAAGCGATCACAGAAAGAAAACTTGGCGAGTATGGTGGGATGAACACAGATCCAGAAACAGGAAAAATGGTAGACAAAATTAAGAAAGCAAGTGGCATGACAGATGTTGAGAAAAAACAAGTGATAGGATCACTAGTCACAAAAGAAATGAGCAAGATGCCAAAAGGCACAGGCACCATGCAGGGTGTGAGAGAAGGGGTTGAAGAGCAATCAGAATTAATTTTAGCGGCCAAGGACATGATGGACAAGGTCACATCATTCTTGGAAGATCTAGCATCAATGAAGACAGAAGGCATGTTAGAACTAGCAGACAGAATCAGAGACGAGATGGGTGCTGAGAAAT